TTCTTTTCTTCCAGGATGACTCTGTTTCCCGCCAATTCTTTCTTCGCGGACTTTCTTTTCTTCCAGGATGACTCTCGGCGGCGGGAGTTCTATTTCTACGGCTCCACATCTACCTTCTGTCCTTTGTAACGACGAACCAAAATTCCCCCTTCCATTTTCTCAACAATCATTTCTGGTTTTTCCTTTGATTCCGTTTTTTGTTTTGATTTCGTTTGTGTTGAAGATTTCATTTCGACGAACGACAATAGATGTACAACTATGCTGCTGTATATCTATTCATTATAAATGTGTTTCAATTTATTATATATTCATTCCTTCATTTCCGTTAGGATCTGTCTGTATTTGGCCTAAATGGATTGAAGGTGTACTGCGAACACTAGTTGCAGGAGATGCCCCCGCTTGTGGCGCTGCAATCGTATTTTGAATCGTTGGTGACTGTGATGGTTGTACATATGGCATTGCTGGTCTTGGTGCTGAGTGTGCTTGAGCTTGAGCCTGTGCTTGTAACTGCTGATACATCTGTAATAATTGTGCATTATTCGTATCTGAATTAACGATAACATTCGTGTCTGTAACCTCAATAGGCTCTACACTTAAATTATCGTCATTATGATCAGAATTAGGGGTCGGGTTATTGTTCAGATTCTGGTTTGGATTCTGATTATTTTGTTGAGAAGGTGGGTTAGGTGGTTTATCTTGGCTGTGGTGAGACGGTACTGATTGTGGTTGATTTTCAAGTAAGTTCGTATTATTTGGACTTGCTTCACGACTTCCTTGACGGCTAGCATATTCGTACTCGCGTTCATTGTTGTAAGGGTTTACTTTGACTTCGGTGAGTCCATTTACAAAATTAGGCTTCTTCACCCTCTTATAACGACGATACTTTGCATTGTAAATTTCAATAATATCATCATCAATCAATGGTGCGATGTCTTGCATGTTTTTAATATCGGTCTTCACGATATTCATCATATGTTCAGCTGTTGCTCTCTGCCTTCGGTGAAGCGTGAGTTCAATCTGCAATTTTTTCGATATTTGTGAAAACTGTAAAGAACAGATTCGGTGCGACTCTGCTCTTTTTGCCAATTGAAAATATGTGTCCACTGACTTAATAATACCAACAAACACACTTCCTACACCCAATATAATATTCATTTGAGCATATTGTAGGTCGATACCTGTAATAAATCCAATTGCGCTACTCAAAACAATAACAGGAATGTTGATATAGTTGGAGCGCTTGTTATATTTTTCATATGACATACGATGAAGAATAGAAAGCGACTCGCATTCTTCGGAATTTTCTTTCAAAAGCTGTTCTAGTTGATCATTATACGTAATCACAACAATATTTTCAGCCATATAATACAAGAGTTAGTACAGATATATTATATATGTCGTACATATAATTTTCTAAATAATTGAACTCTGTCCTCTTGGAAGAAAAATGACAAACAAACCGACTGCTATAAACCAAAGTAAAAAACTAATATAATAGACATACTCAATATCTAAAAAATTCATAATTTGAACAATAATCCCGCTAACAAACAGGAGAGCTACTAAGTTGTAAAGCTTATTATCAAACAACCCCATTGTATCTTGGTTATATAGTTGGTTATATATTGATTATACTATTTTACAGTAATGTATATTCCGTGAATTTCGGATCATAATGATCAGGACATTTATCTACATCCACTTCATAAAATGATAGTAACTGAAAATTATGGTGATCACAAATACACCAAATCGGACGAAGAATATTTTTATCCGACTTGGCATAATACCCATTGTAGATACTATCATAATCAATCGTCCAATCGTAATCATAACTGTAAATGCTATCGTACGTTTTGTCCGGATGATAATCTTCTTGTGTTGGATGGAATTTATTCACCATCGTCTCAAATATGCTTTTTCGTTCTCTATATTTTTTAATTCGCAGTGTGTCATAATCATCATCTACAAATGCGGTTTTCATCTTTTTTGTAAATACAGCATATCTCGAGATTCCACCATTTGAAGATTCCCGTCTTTTTGTTTTTTGTTTCGATTTCAAATAACATGCCCAATAAAACGAATGGTCTAATGTAGTAAAATAATAAAATGGTCCGTATCGTGCAATAATAGGCTCACGTTTCAACCCATACGTTACTGTATTTCTTGCATAACATATATCAGATCCATAATATAATATTGTTGGTGCTTCAATATTTACTGATTGAAAATGCCTGTCTGAATCCATTGAAACAAGTGTTGCTTGTAATATTCCTACTGTTGGATAGGCAATAAAAAAATCAACTGAACTCTCATCGATTGGTATTGTCATATATTTTTTATGATAGATGATTTCAGTTGTACAAACCCATAACCAATTGTCCGAATTTTTAAGTGATACATACGCCATTTTTTCATTTTTTAGTTCATTTACAAAGTACTTTTCATAAAATACGAAACATTGGTCAGTTTGTTCATCATGAAAATATCCCTTAAATCGATATTTCCCAGTAAACAGTTTATTCATTATTTGGTCTGTTTCTTTGCGTACATTGTGCTTTGTTTTATGGTTGTAATATGGTAAATGGCAATATTCTTCACTGGATTTATCATAGTAAAACAAAAACTCTAAAAATGGTAAAGAACTACGGGTATTTATTTTATAAATTACTAGTTGGTATTTTTTGATTTCTGGATGTGTGTCTGCAAATTCTTCGATATCATATTCAAGTTCTTCATCAATAAATGTATACCGATAATGTTGATTGGTTGTAGTATTTGATCCTAATGTTACAATGTAATCATTTTTGTCTGGATTTGATAACGGGTCGTCGGTCTCATCTTCAGTCTCAGTGTCATCGTCGTCGTGTTTTGTCATTTCACTATCACTACTATCATACTTACTACTTTTTTGCGATCGTTTATCATGTTTGTCGGAACCAGTATCAGAATCGGTATCAGAATCGGTATCAGAATCAGAAATAATCTCCTTTACTGGTTCCGAATCATCTGGCTTGAATGTCAAAATCTCTCGAACTGCTTGTTTCTTTCTAGCTCCACCACTATAAAACATGTATCAGTGTCTTTGTTATATAGAAATACTGATATCCATATAACATATGTGTTTATTTGATTTTTGGTATTTTCATTTTGATTGATTCTCTTGTTTTTTCAACTCGTGACGCTAACAAAAACTCTGTTAAATTGTTCGCTTTTTCTACATCATCCTTGTAGTATGTTGTAAGTGCCGATTTAAGTTGGCCGTTGTTGAGAGGCGCGCGTACCTTTGTTTTAGAATATACAATTCGTCCATTTGCAATATCAAAACAATCAATTTCATTTTGTCGCATCACACTCAATAATGATGCCGATAACTGCTGATGAATTAATTTCCTCTTCTTAATCTCAGCTGACAGCGTGCTAATCTCATTTTCTACACGAACCCATTGACGTAAATGATCCTTTAGTTGTTCTTTAGTAATACTAGCGCTTTGTTGTGTTGTCGATGGCTGCTCAGGTGTTGGCGTTGGTGTATGCGCTGGAACTAAGTCCATACACATTGTCTTCGTTCCAGGAACGGTAGTGATGGATGGAACAGTAGTGGCGGGAGTCGTTAGATGCGCATTTGAAACTGGAAGAGGATATTGTTGAATGGTTGTAGCGCTCATTGTCTAGATTATAATTATAAACAATATATTTATTCATGTTTATTTTCGCGGTTTTTGTGCTAAACGATATGCCTGTTTATTATGAGCACACTCTTTATCGATAATATGAAAATCAACAGCCGATGCATTTCCGCCAGTAATTGCACTTGCTAGACGCGCATTTCCCCATGATTGAGGTGTTTGATTTGGGCGAGATCCAGAAGAATAATAAGCCCCTTCACCTTTTCGGACAATTTGCCTCAATCCTTTTAAAGAGCATCCACTTCGCCTGGATAACTCTTTGGTTGGTTTGATATGTTCTACACCATATATTCGTCTCGCGCGAACTAAGTGTTTTGACGGTTTTGATCGAAACGACTTCATGACTTTTCTCGTGTAATATTTATGATGCTTATACAACTTTCGCGATTTAATCAATTCCTTTCGTTGGCGTTGTTTATCGCGGCGAGATAGTGTATCAGGTAAATATCTTTTAATGAAATTCATTATGGTATAAAATACTATATTTTTATACTATAGTATTATATAAAATGCTGAAACGGGTTCGATTAACTTTGATGGGTAATACCCATGATAACAATAAAAATGCATCTTACACAGCTGGATCTGGTGTAGGTTCATCTTCAATATCTGTTCGTCGGGCAAAGCTTCATAAATCAAGTCCACCAGTATCTTCGTTATGTCATTTGCAGCCTCTTCCTGGTAATTCACGGGCAAATAATGTGTTTATGAGGATGTAATATATTAAGCACAACCTTTCTCATAATGCGCCTTACAATATGCAGATAATCCTGTATTATGTATGGCATTTGTACTAGTTGAAGCGGTGGTTGTCGTTTTTGGAATCCACATTGGTTTACCACATGGCGCGCCCTTACGTGGCCCAGATAATAATGTAAATGAACAAACAGACGTTGCCGGATTATGATGTGACACAATAATATTTTGCGTTTCGGTTGAATTATCTGCTGTATCAGTTAAAGTACTCTTACAGGTATTCTTTTTAGCAGCACGCAGTCGTGTTTGAGGCGGTGATTGCGGTACCAGTAATGGTGATGTACAAGATATAGTTGATGAGGATGACGATGCAGACATTTTACGCGACTTACGCTTCGAGACAATCCCTGTTTCTAATTTATTCAAATGCTTATTACACAGCATTAAATCATATTTTTCATTGTAAAGACATTGCGAACGACATGTTTTACTTTCATTGGTGGAAAAAAGAACATTGACTCCTGAACCGCTTCCTGTTCCATTTCCTGCTCCTGCTACAAACTGTTCGTATTCGCAGGCAAGCCCTGGAAGGGATAGATTCACTGGATTATTCACGTATTTCACTTTACACACGTCCGGATATGGATAATAAGGTAAAATATTATGAGTGATAGATCTGCAATATGGGCACTTTATTTCGTTATACTGAAGCTTTGTTGTTTCGAGATTATATGAACTATTGTACATGACCGATAATATGTTTGTATTTTGTGACATTGCAGTTTGTGTAATAGAGTTACTGGGTGAATTAGTATACATTGATGATGAACTTTGTTGATTTTTAGTATATGTTGTCACTAACTTAGACGATATGTTTTTAGGCAACAACGAACATTTCTGAAAGAGTACATCTTTAAATAATGGAACATAATTGAATTTATGCCCACATTCTAGCGTAATATGGTCCTTTCTTAATTTATCGTCGGTTATCAAACATCGTTGGATTGATTCTGTATCATGAGCTGACGATATTTGTTGATCTGTTTTTTCTGTAGAAAATTTCTTCAACTCTTTAAAAAAATCAATATCGCACTCTATTTCATAAGTATATCCAGCATTCATTTTTGTATTATGAATATAACATTGTCATTTTTTTATATTCATATAGTTATATTATTTCACTTATTTAAAATACTATAATATTGATTTATACTAATTAGTTCCATTATGGTTTCAAAAAGTGTATGGGGGCCGTGTGTTTGGTATCTGTTTCACACCTTGGCTTATAAAGCAGTTCCAGCTGATTTTCCTCAAATAAAAGATGATCTGATACAATACATACAACGGATATGTGCAAACTTGCCATGCCCTGAATGTACACAACATGCCACAGAATACATGAAAGCGCACGCGCGTATTTTAGCTATGATCACTACACCAGAACAACTGCACTATTTCTTGATAGATTTTCATAATGCAGTCAATGTTAAAAAACAAAAACCAAGATTTAGTTATGAGGAAGCAAATGAAAAGTATAAACGTGCTAAAACCTATGACATTGTTCAGTATTTTTTTAAGATTTATGGAGAACGTTCGAGTGGTGGTAATTTAAAGATGTTTACAAACGGATTTCAGAAGCAAATACTTCTTTCTGATTTTTCGGGGTGGATGGTGAGAAATTATTCGAAATTTCTTAATTAGATTCACCTATATTAGGCAGGAACCATAACCTTTTTCATATATGGAATCGTGTCTAGCTCCCAATTCTTGAAGAATTTCTTATAATTTTTTATAACATATTCTACCGATTTGTCTTTGGCTTTTGGATATAAATGAACTTCATACGCATCTTGGGATATATTCGACGATAAAACAGTGACAATATTTGGGTCATCATCAAACTCGATATATTGTTTTTTATTTGCTGCGGGTGAGGTGGGCATCGTAACTATTTTATGAGAGCTACTCGGCTTCGCGTATATTACGACGACCTTACGACCTGACGCTAAATCCTGCCAGAACTTTTCAAGTGGTTTATTTTTACCCCAGACTGTATTTGGGTCGGCCTCCATCGCTAGAACTCGCGCGGATTTACCCCGTTTCATCGTGAGATTTTTTGAACCAGCGGTGATTTTCTGCCATCGGTGTACTCCTCGGCTATCAATGACAATTGCCCATTTATTTCCATCATTGCCGGTTTTCGTTGTCCCAGGTTTGAATAAGGTCGCGCTGGCCGTTGGCGCTTTTCGGGTACCGGCTGTCATGAGTGTATATATTATTTGCGTATTATAATGTATACAATATATCGGGTAATAAAAATAATCTATAAGTCCTGTATCACCTGTCCATTCTTATAAACTGAACACTTGAACGTCTGATTTTTTGGACGCTGGCATATAACATTATTGCTCACCAGGTCATGGAAAAACAGTAAACTTTCATGATGACTGAACTTCATAGTAAAATACCACGCTGCGCCAAAGAATGAGCCAACAATTGCACCGAATGTTATGCCTCGAGGGACGGTACATGAGTATTGAAGTTTCACATAAGCATCTATTGCGAAAATACTAACAATTGTCCCAATAATCCACATATTTACTTGATTATTTGCCAACATCGGTAAAAGTAAATACACGAGCGTAAAACTGATAAACATACTATTATAATTTGGAACGTTGTATTGTGCTGGTATGAATGGAAATTCCAATAAATTACATATTGCGCCCTGATTTTCAACTGGTTCACTTCCAATGGCAAGCATAATTCCCAAATTAAGAACAGATGCTATTAATACACCACCTAGATATATCAACCCTTTAATGTTCTGGTTGAATACCGAGATAAGAATAAGGAACGTTCCTAAAAATAATGGTGCAAATACACTGAATAATTGAACAATATTCGAAAATGTAAGTTGAAGCGCCATTGTTTGATATAGTTATATACTCATAGTATTTTAATCTGCATAATCTCCGTCGTCTCCACCGTAAAATTGATATTTAAACACAAATCGACATATAATGTAAGAGTCAATCGCATTATATTTGATCATGGGTATTCCAAGTTATTTCTCTAATATCGTAAAACAATACAAGAATGTCATTAAAAGATTGGCAGGTTTGCCACAAATTCATAACTTGTATATGGATACAAATGGTCTCATATACGATGCGGTACGTGTCGTCGGTTCAAATCATGGAATGTCGGATGATGAATACGAGACAAAAATAATTCAATGTGTTTGTGCAAAAATCGACGAGTATCTCTTGATGTTTCGTCCAACAAATAAAGTGTTGATCGCGTTTGATGGTGTTGCACCTGTTGCTAAACTGAATCAACAACGCGAGCGAAGGTATAAGTCATGGTTTACGGGTGTTGTCGAAAAGACCATCGTGCGTAAAAATGCATTACTGAATCCACCGTTGGTTTCCGCCACCGGAGCTAGCGGCGACACGAAAGCATGGAATACATCTTCAATCACGCCAGGCACGCGATTTATGACAAAATTGAATTCCAGAATGCAGGATTATTGTGAAGAGAAGGGGCGTGAAATTGGCTCCAAGATCTTATATATCTATTCTGGAAGCGATGTTCCAGGTGAGGGAGAGCATAAGATATTCGAATACGTTCGGGAAAATGGGGTGTATCATCGAGACACGACGACGTTAATCTATGGCCTGGACGCAGACTTGATCATGCTTTGTTTGAATCATCTTCATATCTCTCAGAATATCTATTTGTACCGTGATACACCGGAGTTCATTCAATCACTCGACAGTACGCTTTCAAGTAGTGACCAGTTCTATTTGGATATTCCTGCGTTTGCATGTTCGCTAGAGGCAGTGATGCGTGAAACAACTGCACCTGTACTTGCGAATAATAGTGGTGCATATACCTCTGATTCGACAACAGTAGCTGCGAAAGTGGCGATCGATGCTGCATCGTCATCACGTATCACTCCAGAAGTGATCGCCGCCATCGATGATTATATTGTCATGGCATTCATGCTGGGCAATGATTTCATGCCACATTTTCCATCATTGAATCTACGCACAAACGGAATGACGGTGTTACTTCAAACATACGCCAATATGTTTCGTGAAAGTAAGGAGTATTTGGTTACGCGTGACATTAGAACTGGTCAGCCTAAGATTGTATGGAAGACGATACGCGCATTTATCGCATTACTTGCAGAAACTGAGCATAACCGGCTTATGAATGAACACAAGATGCGCGATCGACAAGGTAAGCAGCGTTTCGGTGGTGGGGACGGCGGAGGTGGACGTGGAAACAACGGAGGAAAGGGAGGTCTGGGCCAAAAACAGGCGACGGCCGAGACTGTAGTTGCTCCGGCTGCCGTGGTGGTTGATATTCGTGACCTTACAAAGATCGCATGCAATCGCGTCGTTCAATTGGTAGGAAATGTAGAACGGTGTCATTCCATGAACGATTTTATGATGATCCCGATGCAAGAGCGGGCTGTCGAGAAATATATCGACCCGTTTCGAGAGAATTGGGAGTATCGTTATTATGACGCATTGTTTGAGATTGATATTTATGCAAACGGAGGAGGTGGAAGTAAGGGTGCAAACAAAAGCGGCGGTATTGACCGCGTACAATCGATTTGTGTGAATTATATCGAAGGGTTGGAATGGACGATGCGATATTATTCGACGGGTTGTGTTGACTGGCGCTGGACGTATAAGTACCCCTATGCGCCATTGCTCGTGGATTTGATGCGTTTTATGCCGCATTTAGATACCTCATTGTTTCCAAATACGGTGGAGAAGAATCCGGTTCGCGATCTTGTTCAGCTGTGTTATGTTCTTCCAATGGCTTCACACGGGTTGTTGCCTACAGCGGTGGCTGAAAAGTTGAAGCGTTCGTATTCAAATTATTACTGTGACAAACTCGATTTCAAGTGGTCGTATTGCAAGTATTTCTGGGAGGCGCATACGGAGTTGCCTCATATTCGGATTTCGGAGTTGGAGCGGGTTGTGGTGGGAATGTAGAAAAAAATATATATTTGTATATTGTATATTGTAATATATTATAAAAATTATGTCCAGTAGCACCTCATTTGATGATATGTATTCTCTAACTCCCCAAGAAAGAATTAATATAGCTATTGTAAATATTATGACCGGAGACAAGAAACATTGGAAATATGTAGAAATTGAAACAGAAAATGCGCGTACATCGTTAACAAACCGTGAGGTGATTGACTCAATAACATCTCAAAATGCTAGGTTAACAAGAGAGCATACTGACTTTATTAAAAAATATAATTCGATGCCAAACTCCAAAGATCGTGAATTATATCAAACAATATTAAATATAATTAAAGAGTGCCGTATTAAATTATTTGATATCGCAACAACTGGCGACAAGAGTGATAGTGATAATGTTAGTAAATTAAAACCATTGTTTTTGCTAGAAGAGATAGAGGAATGGATTAATGCACTGAATGAACTCGAAAAGAAGGAACTCGAAAAGAAGGAACTCGAAAAGAAGGAACTCGAAAAGAAGGAACTCGAAAAGAAGGAACTCGAAAAGAAGGAACTCGCAAAGAAGGGCGGCCGCCGCCGAAAGACCAACAAAGTAAAGAAAAGTAAAATGCACGTATTTAGAAGAAGAAGCAGCAAATCTAAAAAATCCAGGAAGAGTAGAAAATATGTGCGATAAATTCCAGAATCATTACAATAATACTAGTATAATTGATATTTTATAGAATAACAAAATATCAAATGATATATATTTGATATTTTTACAATAGTTTTGTATATCGTGTTGAATGATCGAATATTTACCACTAATAACATTATCAGGGTATCTGTTGTATGTAGTTGTATCTGAATTATATGACGATATCAGTGACGTTGCGAGTGATATCGCTAATGAATTGTATTCACCCACGCGGAAGTAATGACTGCGTCAACACTTTCAAGTGCACCTTCCACCCATCCTTGATCACGACTTACCATCTCTCCCACGACGACCATCCCCTTCTCCGGATGTTGGGCTTGACGGATGAATTCGGCGCGCGATTTGTATTCTTTGGCGAGTGGTTCGTAATAATGTGTACCAATCGACCAATAATAATCTTTGATCGCGATAATATGCAGTGGGGTCGAAGCCGGTATTCCAAGTGCGTCCACCGCCCACTTTGAATACATTTCGCAGTTTTTGCGCGTATTTTCCAGCGCACCTTTGGCCTTGAGGGCCTTTGCGTGATCATTATCACTATACGCAATCATATATACTCCTTTATCAGGGTCCATCGGTATCATTTTTTGCAGATGACCCTTTTCAAGAACTGTAAAAGATGTGACGTATTTCTTCATGATTTCAGTGCTTTCGCGGTCAAACTTCGCGTATACAATAAGAAACGGCTGTCCTTGGATCTGCTGGTATATGCTTGTTCGTGTGGACGCGCCTGGAACGATTTTTCGCACAGCATCAACTGTAGTTGCGACGACAACCTTATTGGCATAATAGGTATGCCGTTGGGGTGCGGCAGTCATCACTTCAAAAATAGAACCAGGGTTGTCTTCTATTTTACGAATACGCGTGACCTCGGATGAAAATCTGAAATGTTTACTGTCGCCTATATTTTGATATAATGTTTCGATCAGTTCCTTCCATGGGACATGAATTGCAGTCCATCCGCTGACATTATCATCCATACCGTAATGGTAAAGTGTTTCATAGATGTCGGCTTCTTCAAAGTCAGTATAACCTGTGCTGGTAACGAAACTTCGGTACTCGCCTTCACCGAGTGTTTCGATAAAAAACTGCTTGAATGTCTTTTGAGAATGTCGGTAGTGTTCAGGGCGCTTATTGTATTCAGCTTTCAAGGCGCGCATAGTCTTCATGATATCGTCGGGTTGGAATAACGCGCGTGGGACATAGATACGCGATGATGTGAATTCCGAGTTCGGGACTTTGGTGTCTTTGAGTAACTTTATCAATGCGTGATCTTTGCTTTTACGTCCAACACCTGCGCCAACAACTACGTTTGCACCATAAAATGTATCATTCCCGGCCCGACCACCCAACCATTTTTTCGAGTTCTTTTCTAAAATGAGGAAGGTTGTATTCGGTGGAGCGATGCGTTTGATTTGGTATGCAGCGTATAAACCGGCGATTCCGCCTCCGATTATAATAACATCAACTACGTTGTTCATCTTATTATAAGAGCGGTTTATTTTTATTCGAACGATTGTTCGGCGACAACTTTTTTATCAATGACGACTTTTTGTGCAACCAGTTTGATAACTTTAAATATATTTTCATCTATACCAGAATCGGCGGCCTTTGCTAATTTCATATAAGTATCATTCGCCGATGTCACACTATTTACACATTCTGGGTTTTGTTTCGCCCATTCGTGTACCATCATATAGTTTTTGTGATCTACTGCCTTAACAGCATCTACTAGTTTTTGACTATTAATACTATCACGCTCCCATTTGTTATCGTCTTTAATGTACAAAACATCTCTCTTACTATCGCTACAATGTATCGGACGTTTTCTTATGTCGGTCTTCTCAAGATTATAAATAAGGATATTGGAAACTCCCTTTACGTACCCATATGTACCTACATTCTCCATATCATCAGTATTCAGTTCTATTGTTTTTACGAAGTCGCTCATATTCATCGCATCTTTACAAGTTTCGTTAAGAAACATATTAAGGTTAAATGTTTTATTATTTGAATTGGTATTTTTTGTTATATCACCATTGACAGTTACATTGTTTGTTGTTGTGATATTCGTATTTGTCGTCGGAATTGCAGATTGTGTGGAAACCTGCATATTTTTACTGGCTTCTAAAAATGCAGTAAACATCTGTGTCATTTGTGATTGTTGTATTTGATTCAGTTTACTCAATTCAGCGTTAGATTTACACAGTTCAGTAATGGTTGATTTGAATATATCAAATACAGCCTTATCCGATTTTTCGGGTTTTGCAGACGATATGCATTGCTTAGAATGACGCCACAGACTTCGTTGTACCATATACTTTCTATCACAATTCTGACAACGATATCCTGTTTCGTTGGATGGGCCGGTCAGACCGGTCGGATCGGCCGGTCCAAAAATGGACATTTTTGGGACATCACCAAGTAGCAGTGATTTATGCTTGTCAGTGTTAATATGTTTCACATAATTATATTTTCGACTCGTTGAATAGTCACACAGTTCACAACGATATTGTACTACTTCGGACATTGTGATAATATCACCAAACGTTAAGCCACACGATAAAAAATGAATACTCTAAATAGGTTGTTACTTGTGTCAATGTGATCGTTTTTGTCCAATTAGCAATATCACCAAAAGTAGTTTTGTCTAAATGTCTATATATGACGGAGACACAAAAAACGGATCAAGTTGAACGAACAAAAAATTATCAGTCACAGTTTTTTCATCGGAAAAAATATTTGTGACGATAACTTAAAAAATGCGCGTGTTTTTTTATTTAAAAGTCTCCGGCGCAAATGGAGAATTGGACATTTATTCGGACAAAATCAAAAGTAGCAAAGATTATACAAAAAGTAGCAAACACCCAGTCTCGTATTATTAAAATTATGATATAAAGTTGTTATGACATTTCGAGCTAATATTTTCGACGATTTACTTCATTTTCAAACCGAATATTTTCGGTGGAACACCCGACTTTTCAAAAGTTTTATTTTCGGCGGCGCAGAGAGTTTCCATTCTATTTCATTTGTCCAAACAACCAGATTTTGAAATAAACGGTTCTTATTGTACTATTGTATCTTGGACAACATGGGTGTATTTGATATTATTGCAATGTCGTTGATCACGACCATTCCAATCCTTTATACATTTCCGATGATTATGGCGCATTTTTTCAAGATTCAAGGCTATAAAATATCGGATCAAACCGAATGTAACCAACTCATCAATAAGTTAAACATCCGACGTTCTGTATTCTATCAAAATGGAAAGCCATTCGGAGTATTTTATGGGAAATGGTATATTGGTTATATTTACTCTAATGAGTCCCAACATGGAAGTCAAGGACAAACAATGTATCTCATTATAAAACGTGATGTATTTGAACGTGTTACAGATACAGTCTCCAAATCGGACACTATTTCAGACCAGAGTGTAACGACGAATGAAAAGAAGATCATCGATATTCGTGAACGACGCGGGAATCCGTGGTGGTGGGAATACGCTGATCGCAAATATGAAGCAACCAAGTTTCTTAAGAAAGAACCGCGCGAATATCAGAAAGAGATTATGGACGATATTCTCTCGGTAATTCAAGGAAAAGCGTCACGAAGTGGAACATTCTTCATTCATGGAGAACCAGGAACTGGAAAGTCGCTTCTTACGCTTCTTCTAGCGAAGCAAATTGGCGCGTATTATTGTGATACATGGAAACCGACTGATCCAGGCGATACGTTATCCAAAGTGTACAGTACAATTTCACCTGATGATAATAAACAGTTGGTTCTTGTACTTGAAGAGTGTGATAAGATGATCATCAATGTTATAGAAGGCAATGTGAAACCACACCTTTATATTCCAATACCGATTATGGATAAAGGCGACTGGAATGGAATGTTGGATAAGGTTACAGACTTAGGATTTTACCCGAATCTCATATTAATTCTAACTTCAAATGTCTCTCGTGAAACGATACATGAAATGGATGCGTCCGTTCTGAGAGATGGCCGGATTGATAAGGCGTATCATATGAAATGAAACGGTATTTAGCATTCAAAACGAATTATAATAAAAAATTGATTTGCTGATTTGCGTTTAGGTCGTCAATAGATCCGCAAACGATTCATTGATCATGGCAAGTAATAGAGTTTCAATGCCGGGAATATTACAAAATTCGCTCTGCACAGGAGTCAGCACTACAGATGCTCTTTCAGAACTATTCGACAATTCAATCTCAGCAGGTTCTACTAAGATCCATTTGAAATTATCAGGCAATATACTCAACCTATCAGATAATGGTCATGGAATGGATCGAGACAAACTTGAGAAGTCGACCGAGATCGCCGACCGAACAACTTCAAGCAGTGAACGACACGGGTGCTTTGGAGTTGGAAAAAAACAAGCGGAAATGACACTGACGAACCTGGAAGGACCAGTTACAACCTTCTCTTCGGATGGAAATACAATTTCACAAATAACGACCGACTATCCCAGGATTTTACAAACAGGCGTATATTACCCTCAGGCTAGCGGACTTCAGGTTGATTCTCGTCACATCTGGGATGAAAATGCACGCAATCCATCTGGACCTGGAACGCTCGCTAGCATTTGTCTTCATGAAGACGTACGACACGAATTAAGTGTATTAATTAATGATGCTGACGTTACTGGACTTAGGGTTATTCTTGCAACTACTTACCGTGACGCATTGGACAAGGGTGTCGAAATAACAATAGAACATGATGATAATAACTATCAGGTTTATCCGATTGATCGACTATGCTTGTCTAAACGTGACACACCGCTTCCTCCCAACTATCTTTTCAAATGTAACTCATATGATATCGATATTTTGCAAAAAAAAGGAGAACTTGCTTCATATTATATGAAGACGCCAGATGGGGGGTGTAAGCAATTTGATCGATCCAAAAAGACCCAAGGCTGGATCGATAAGGCCGCACCCGAGTCATTTGATTTGGATAAGATTGGTAACGTTAAATATGAACTGGCTTATACGCCCAATTGGAACCCTTTACAACAAGACGCTTGGAAAAAAAATGGCATCACGACTCTTAGTGACGGGCAAACAGGCGTCGAAGCGCAAAGAGCCAAAACGGATGGAAAAGAGCTTGTACGAAACGGAAAGGTGATCACGCATTCAGAATACAAATGGAAAAATGTAACAAATGCCCACAAGCACATTCACAAAAAAATACGTGAACGTATTTCGTTCAAGGCAAGCCCACGAATGGATAAGGTATTTGATGTACAAGTTAATAAGTCGTCTGTGAACGAAAAAAAGATTGATCCAATTTTATTGAAGGCATTAGAACAACTCAAATCATTATTCATCAGTGAATGCGATGCGATTGAATCCGCAAATTCGGTCAATGAATCTTCAGTAGGTCAAGTGGAATCATCCGCGTCTTCTCCGTTAATGTCACCCATCTCATCTTCACCGCCACCGCCCCCATCAGAGCAGATGGTTCCATCAAAAATCAATACAAAAACAAAACCCAAACCCAAGCTCAAAATTGCGTTAAAGGGGACGCCAACCCGTTTGTCAGATTCTCATTCAGAAAGTGATTCAGACCATGAAAGATATGCTGCAGGAAGTGCAGTATGCGGTGGTGGAGGTGGCGGCGGCGCATACGCAGTAGGAGGTGGGAATGCACACTCTACAGAAATCTCAAAGTTTGCCCCAGATTCAGAATGTGACATTGGTTCATCAAAACGACAATATATTCATCGTAGCACCGGAGAAAAAATACTTGATGAATGGAACAAGTCTGGCAAACACAAGGAAATATTGGTCGAAACACTCGACAAGATGCACATTGAATTTTCCGGCGACTGTGCAGCGGATACACTGAAGCGATATTTGAAACGTATTACATTAGATGAAAAATACGAATTATTGTTGGAAATGATTCGCGAAAAATACCCATTGCATGAAACTCCGATGAGAATGGGAATTGAATTACAGCGTATTTACAACAAGACATTCAATGTTGATGTGTAACCGCAGGAATTTCGCCGATGTGAATATATGTTGTTGGTGTATAGAGTGGAGGTGATCAGAATAAAACAAAATTACAATATAAAACTTTTTTGTTTATCTATTATAATTCAATTACTGCATTCAATTCACGCGAACACAATGTCCCTCACTCCCATCGAGCTCACCCGCGAATCATTCAAAGGTCTCCTCGAATTCAATTCCAAGCAAGGCAAACATTCGATCCTGAAACTCACTGCGGATTGGTGTCGTCCATGCAAAACAATCAAGGATCTCGCCATTCAGCAAGTCGCCAATCTCTCGGAACGTCCGATTGAATGCTACGAAGTGAACGTAGATGACTCCATCGATTTTTACGCATTCATGAAGCAGAAGCGTATGGTGAATGGAATCCCCGTATTCCTCTTTTATAAGTCAGGAAACATAGAATACATTCCAGATGACTCTGTTACCGGTGCAAACCCACCGGATATTGTCGCCTTTTTCGCCAGGTGCGCAAAGGCTTAAAACGACCGTGTCGAGATATTTATGTTATTGCGTAACAGTAAATAACATAAAATTAGAACATTAAATATAGGAATACATAAGAATATCCATTCATAGCAATCATGGAATCTCTCGATCTCAACATTGACAATTATAATTTACCGGACATTCTCGCCCTTTTCAATCTACCTACATTATTCAACGAAGAAGATCTCAAGCGCGCAAGACTCGCGGTTTTGAAGACACATCCTGATAAGTGCCAGCTTCCGAAAGAGTACTTCCTCTTCTTTACAAAAGCATATCGGATCATTCATCAGATCTATACGATTCGTCATCCAGCTACCAATGAGCATTATACAGAACGTGTCGAGAAAACACCGCGCTCATCCACGGTTCCGTCGTTGCGGTGTGTCGGAAAAGATACACTATCTGCGCCATATATCTCGGTCGATGGAGGCGCTGCGGCGGCATCAGCAGCGAAATCTGTGGTAGATTATAGTCGACTTATGAAAAAGGAAGGATTTCAGCCAGACAACACTGACGAGTACGGTAAGAAAACACACGATAGAATGAAACGTCGACTTGATGAAATGATGACGGGTACAAACGGCAACAAGGATACTGCTAAGGTAAGCGAATTCAACCAATGGTTCAATGAGAAATTCGATCAATATCGCCTGAAAGATGATGAAGCGGAGACGGGTTATGATGCGTGGTTTCGGGGTACCGCAGACACAGACGTCGCCATAGCGGAGAACGCAGCAGAAGATGATAGCGGATCATGGGCGGATAAGGTGGCTCGATTGAATAAACGGAAGCAAGAATTACGGAACAAGTATGCGCTTGTCGAGAGAACTGAACTGGAATATGCTGGCGGTGATCTGGGGGGTGGTGGTGCGGGAGGGTACGACCTTACAAGAGAACGACCCCAAGAGTATTCAAGCGGTATTTTCGGCAATCTTCGTTATGAGGATCTGAAGAAAGCGCATACCGAGACAGTTATACCGGTAACTGAAGAAGACTATTATAAGACAAAACGGTTTAATAATGTTAATGAACTACAGACATTTAGAGACCAATCACGGCGGGATATACATAAACAAACAAGCAAGGCCGAACAAGAACAGATATACCAACAAGCAAAGATGCGACAAGAAGAGGAAGATACACGTCGCGCCTTCATTTTAGCCAAACAGGATGAAATCTCTCGAGATATTCATAAGAAGCTTTATTCTGATATGTTTCGATTAGAGAATTAGCGGCCACAGTATAGTAGTTTTAATCTCTCGGATATATAATAGATACACGAGAGAAACCCAACGCGCGAATCAATGTTTGGAAATAAAGTTATTAAGTTGGCAATTGCATACCTTATTATAATGTTTATTGGTTTCATTTACAACAAATATAAGAAAACAATAGATATAGAAGAACAATACAAAGACGGTGAACTTATCCAGAAGTATCTTCTCAATGATAGTACACTTACCAAAAATAACAAACCCATTCTGTGGATTCATATTGAGTTCGATAAGAATGCGAGATCATGGGAAAGCTTTGGATCACGCACGAGTGACAATCTGAACCAGCCGTACCAATATTTAACGATTCGAAACATGATCGAGACGTGCGGTGAGAGTTTCAATGTTTGTCTCATTGACGATGATTCATTTATTAAGATTATTCCAGAATGGCGCACCAAGGTAGAACATCTTCCGCGACCTCTTCGTTCACACATGCGCGAACTTGCACTTGCAACCATTCTTCATTTGTACGGCGGGTTCCTGATACCAAGTTCGTTCATATGCTTCTATGACTTGCGTCGGTTATACGACGCACACTTAGAACGTGCAAATGTTATGATTGGCGAACTTCGCACAACATCATCACTCGCTGCGGAAAAACAATACTCGCCATCCACGAAGATAATGGGTTGTCGGAAATTTGACCCAATCATGAAACAATACATGGATCATGTCATGAAGCTTACAGATCGGGATCATACTGAAGAAATGGACTTTACGGGACATTCGACGCAATGGTGGCTGGCAAAACAAGCAGAACTTCCATCTGCAGTTAGCCTGATCCCAGCAGAAGAACTAGGAGTTAAAACCATAACAAATAAGGCAATATTGATTGAAGATTTATTAGGAGACACAGATGTTCCTCTTTCGCCGACAGCTGCCGGACTTTATATTCCAGAGCAGGATATACTGAAACGAAGCAAATATCAGTGGTTCGCGCGTCTTTCACCGAAACAAGTCCTGGAGTCACATACACTTATAGGAAAATACTTGCTGGTGAATGCGGCGGGATGTGGAGGCGCTGCACCGGCCCTTGGTTACCAACCCATCGCGCAACCCCAGAACAACTAATCGCACAGCGTCATATGGGGGCGCAACCCCACAAGATTATTCGTAAATAATGCCAATTCGATATCATGTTCATGTATGTTATGGAATATTGTGATATATTTACAAATCAAAGATGTAATACGATACTTCGTGTCTTCATCGAATAGTGGAGTCAGTTTCACAAACAAGAAGTAATTATCCAATATATCAAGAACAGAATAACCTTCATCGTTCAATTGAAATAAAATAGTATTTGCAGCGCGCACACATGAGTCAGGATCACTACGACCAACACCGATCATGCTGCATCTCAAAATCTCTCGTGTGTATGATTCGAAACGATGGAAACTAATATTTGTGCATATCTTATTTGCAAGATCATACGTAATCTCTCGGTCAATGAGTTTGATTTTCTCAAGATAATTGATCAGCGTCCGCACGGATCCGTTCGATACCTGAAGCAGAAATCCTTCAGCATCCTTAGTTATCATCAATCTCTCATTCATCTTGATCTTCAGCATGATTTTATTTAGACATCCCTGATTTAACTGGTTGATCTTGATGATGATATTCCGTGACTGAAATGTATCTACGACTTTTTGAATATTCGTACATGATGAAATAAAATGAACATTATGGCTGTATTTATCGATACAATTTCGAAACACTTGTTGACCCTGTTCATTGATTAAATCTATATCATCCAAAAGGACAATTTTCTTTCGATTGGGAATCATCGACATTGTCTGGCAGAATACCTTTACATCATTCCGATAATACTGAATTCCTTGTTCTTTCAGACTATTTAGAATAAGAATATTATCTTGAATTGCAGTTGATGAGGCAGTTTTCTTGTAATATTCGCGTATCATCGCATTAATAATAGACGTTTTTCCAGACCCAGAATCGCCATAAAACATGATATTCAGATTATCCATTGCAATCAAACTATGAATAATGGTCATCGTATTTTCGTCTAATTGTTCGAAATCATCGATTTTAGATGGTTGATACTTTGCAATAAATGGAATATCGGGGGAGGCATTTAACGTATTCATTGGTAATATGCGTCGCAATAAACTATATAAAATATACCATTTAAATAATAACAAATTCAATTCAGAATGTTCTTCAATTTTCCATTTGGCAACGGCCATAGTCAAGGCAACGGACCAAATATATTCTTTGATACAAGTGATTTCGACGATGATTTCTCGTCGGTAGATCCAGGAGAGGCGAGTGCAGATAAAGACTATTATAAGATTCTTGGTGTTGATGAAAAAGCAACTGAAGACGAAATAAAAAAATCGTATCGTCGTATGTCAATGCTTCATCATCCAGATAAAAATGGAAATACCGATGAGAGTAAACAGATGTTCCAAGAATTGAATAATGCATATGCGACACTATCGGATGCAGCTAAGAGACGTAACTATGACATGATGCGTAAATTAGGTGCAGGAGGTGGCGGAGGAGGAATGGCTGGATTTCATCCGAATATGTTCCAGTTTGGGGGGCCAGGGGGCGCAGGAGGAGGAGGATTTCCGGCTGGTATTCCAGAAGAACTTCTTCACATGTTATTTGGAAATGCTGGACATGGAGGAATGGCTGGTGGCGGACAAGGCCCCAAAGTTGTATTTCAAGCATTTCATAATGGGCGTCAAATGGGCGGACAGCATCATCCGCAACAGCAGCAGCAGCAGCATCACCAACCTCAGCAACCCCACGTTCGAGTATATCAGGTTCCAGAAACAATAATCAAAACAGTATCACTTACACTGGAACAATGCTATAATGGATGTTCAATTCCACTAGAAATTGATCGTCAGGTCCCCGACAATGATATTGTCAAAATAGAACGTGAAACAATTCACGCGCAAATTCCGAAAGGTGTGCAATCAGGGGATACAATCATACTTAATGAGTGTGGACATATGAACGAAGTTGGAATGAAAGGTGACATCAGAATCATCATAAATACGCTTCAGCATTCAGTATTCAAAGTAGAACATCTTGATCTCACCGTTGAAAAGACAATATCGTTGAAATCGGCGCTTTGCGGTTTCGACTTTGAAATCGCGCATATTAACGGTCGTGTGTTCAAACTTGCAAATAAACCAGGAAACATTATTAAACCAGGTAGTGTAAAAACAATACCAGGTTTGGGTCTAGAAAAAAACGGTGAGACAGGATCTCTTAAAATAAAATTCATTGTGGATTTTCCGGATACACTTACAATGGAACAAATAACAGCGATTCAATCCGGATTATAAATGATCAAATTTATACTTCAATGTAATCAATGGACGAATAATTGGAATAAAGAAAAAATGGGTATGGTTCCGCGAGACCTGTTTTTCTTCCAAGAATACGAACACGAATACCATATTTAACAACAGTCGCCTTACATGTAATAACGAACCGCTGAAAGTTGGTTTGAGATAGTAATGAAGTACGCAAACGTTCATTCACATCAAGTGGCCCATTGATGGGAGATCCTCCCAAATTATCACTAATATTTGCAATACCATTTATACTGTCAAAAATATTATACCAAATAGTCCCAGAACCGGACGTTTCTTCGGGTGGTGTATATTCGATGTAACATTCATAATAGTCTGCATTTCCAGTATAACTCGGAAAATCGATTGTAGTTGCAATTCCATTCAATGGACCACTAACGGTTGGTGTCCTTCTTGCGGAACGTAATGACGGTGCACTTGGTGTATAAGGATACAATGACGGATATACTACATTATTTTCATTTTCACCAATAATAGTATTATTAACATTTGATAAATAAGTATAATTCGAAAACGAGCGCTGCCCGTTATAATTATTGACAATCATCAACTGAATACGAAATTGATGATTATTCTCATTTGGCAAACCAGTAACAGTATATGTAGTCTCAGATCCAGCAGTACTTCCAGTTGGAATGATAATATTTGAAGTATCAATCGTCCATGAAGTATCACCAGCAGTTACATTTCGTTTTTCTAGAGAATAAAAGCGATATTTATAAAATGGTAATATATTATTAGTATCAGGATTTGGATACCCAGTTATATAATAATTGTCATCATTCAATATATCAGGTAATCTCCAACGCAGTAAAACAGAACCATTATTCCCGAATGCAGATAATGATAAAGGACGTAATGGTTTACGGAATGGAACAATATAATTTCTAGATGCATACATATTACGTATTGCTGCTGGTACTGCTTTCTCTTCACCATTGATTTCAACTCGTTTTACGGGCGCAACCGTTATTGCATAGCCACGACCAGCTTTCAAATATTTATCAACAAGATCACTTGAGATAACATCTGGATCATCTGAAGGTATTGTATACCGGACAAGGCCTTCATTTGGTCTTATGTTATTCGCAAATATAGACTGTTTACCGCCATTAAAGCTGCGTAGGGGGTATTCTTCTTCATACTTTGTATCCACATATTCATCTGGTATATATATATTGATTTGATAGTCTGAAGGTGCAGCATATCTCCATTGAAGCACTACCTTCCCTCCACTGTTATCTGTAATTAATGAATAACTCATATCTGTAATAGGATCTGTTACAGTTGTACTGATACGTTGTTCGATCCTATTTCTTGAATCTGGAAAAAAATCATTCATATTAAAGGGAGTAATTTCAAAACGGTATTTTACATCATTAAAAATAGGCGATAATCCATTATTTTCTATTTTCAGTGTAAAACGGGTGTTTGTAGTAGTCGTTGTTCGAATCGGTGCAGTTCCATTAATAATAATTGGACCCGAATATATAAAGAATTTATCTGAATTACTAGAAATATTAACCATTCGAAAATCAACCTGTAATTTGTAACGTTTATTATTATAAGAATCAATACGCGGATCTTTGTTTGATGGAATTGTAACCAATACCTTTGGAATAGATGCAATTGTATATGTCGGAATCACATTTCCGGTAAGAAAATTAATATATTTATACCTTCCACCACTCAAATCACTTATAGATTTATTTACTTTGTATGTAACTCCATTATTTGAATTATCTGCAATATAAAAAATATTATCAATATTATTTGCAGTGATACCATTTACATCTTTCAAATGACCTCTTATAGACATACCAAAAGTAACTTCAGTGTTATTGGTCCATGTAGAACCCTCAGTTGTATAATACCATTTTAATTGTATATTTGTAATATCAAATACATTTTGTGTAAGTTCAGCGCTAATATAGGTAAACGATGGTTCAGTGGACGTGGACGATAATATCACATTACGATTTGATATAGGAGTATAACTTACATTAACATCAGCATCATTAAGTGTAATTGGAGTCGGTGGTATAACATAATTCAGCAAAACAGACCGAAGACTCGAATAACGAAGTTGTTGAGAAATGGGTAACTCTTCAAAATTTTTGTATGCAGTATATACTTCACGGAAGTCGTTAAATGGATACGAGCTTCTTGTTGGTTCAGAAATATCTAATTTATATCGTCGTTTATTGACATACCTTGTCGAAACTATTGCTCCATTTTGAATATTTTCAATGACTTCTTCGTAATCAACAACATAATTCAAAATAGGAGAGCCTGCATCATTTTTCGGGATTTTCCAACTAATGTAAATTAACCGATCACCAATAATAGGATTTCCATAAAATTCGATCGGTGTGTTTTCAGGACGAGAAAACGGAATACCGACCAATATTTTTGAAAACAAAGAATAACCAAGTTCATTTACGCCTGCCACCCGAAAATAATATTTACTACCATTGATGAGTGGTCCGGTTTCTCCTGTTGATTTATATTTATAGGTAGTGATGACTTTTTCATATTTAACTAAGGTTTCATTTGTAACAGGAACAATTGTGTCTTCAAATGTATTAAACGTTATTGTATTAAACGATTGGTCTTTTGTATAATCTATAAACGTTAACCAACGACCATTTGGATCAACATTCATTTGAACCACGAAATATTTGATTTCGTAACCTGAAAATGAAGGTTTCTCCCAGTAAAGATTGACCTGGCTTGTTGTTTTTTCAGACTCAATCACCAATGTATCTCTACCATTACTGTCTATACTATTCACAATCTGGTTTGGAACTGACCCACATCGACGAGTAAATGATTCAGAAAATCCACTAGTTCCAAGCCGATTATTTGCCGCTATTTGATATGAATAAAATACGCCATTCGTCAAGTTATAAAAACGATAATACGAATTTATATTACTGTACGGGTCACTAAGATTATACAAGGTATTCGTAGCACTTGTAACTGCGTTCGATGTGGCAATTGTTGGATCTGGACCAGAAAACCGATATTCTTGTCGAGGTGTAAATGTTTGTGATAACATTTTTACACGAAATGCATCAGTTTCATTGGTAATAGATTGAAAATACGCACGATAAACTGGATCTGTAATTGTAAGTTGAAATAAAAAGACAAACTGAGTATGAGACGTATCTAAATTACTAGAAAAAGGTGCAAATCCTGTAGCGCCAGAAATATCAAATGTTCTTGTAATGGTCGTTCCAGCGAGAATTTGTGCATAAGATGCCGATGTTGATAAAACTACATCATACAGTAGACGAGTGTAAAAGCGTGTGTCACTGAAATTCGTCAAAAAAACGGGTACATCAATTGTATTATATTGATTAACGGAGATCTCAGATAACACTCGTGCGAACGGACGTGAGTAACATCTAACTCTCAATTCAAATGGAATATTCAAATTTGTAATAAGACCACCACTAACTGGTAGTGATGCGACATCTGTTGTCAAACGCGTCGAATTTGCAGCATAATTCCATGAAAAAGTAAACTTTGCTTCATTGTAATCAGTAAGTGAACGCGTCATCTTTGGCATGTGATACAAAATTCCAGATGTTGCCAGCGGAGAAGAAGCATTTACAGTTGATACTGAAAATCCTACACCAGTATCTGCATTACCAGAACCAAATCCAAGTGATGTAAATTCTCTTGTCATATTCTCACGATATGGAATAATTCGAATTCCTTTCAAAATAATACTGTAATTAAGAGTTGTTTCTGGAGCAGACGCAGGAACATACGTGTTACTAGATATTTTTACTTTACCAGTTATTACATCTGTAGACTTCAAATACTGTAACTCACGTTCTGAAGTGCTATCAAATGAGATTGTAAAAATATCAGTAAGTGTTTTGTTATTGTTTTGAGGTCTCGGGCCAAGACAGTTTGTATTCGAATCATAGGTGCGTTCTATGTTTCGTAATAAATCAATACGTTTATCTCCAGGCGTAGTACTCGCTTCTTTGTACAATGAAATTGTTATTATTGTAGCTGCATTCGTATTCAACGTTTGAATAGGTTTATCATTATGATACGCCCATGATATTTCTATTTCACCATAATATCCAAGATCAATATGATTTTTTTCACTAGTTGCAAGTGAAGTATTTATATTAAAAAATACGGAAGGAGAATTAATGTCAATACCATTTGGAAGACCATTTACAGCAGATATTATGGGTGCATAATATGAAACAGGTAATGCATATGAATAATAATATTTTGTTGTTGGTGACAGTGTTTCCATTATTTTACTAATATACGGAGCTGGTGCAATATTACTGACACGTTCTTCTACATAGAAAAAATAATTTTTGATCGTAGTACCATTATTGGTGGGGCGATTCCAAGATAAATCAATTTGATTTTGTACACCTACGCTAACAATACTCGTAAGAACATCAAATTCCGCAGTTATACTTGCAGTACCATAGTTTGTAGTGGGGTACTTTGTTGCTTCAATACGGGCACGTCCAACGCGTTTAATTGTTGCAACACGTCCAGTAACAGTAACAATATCCGTTGTTAAACTACGAAATAAAACAGCACCAGGACTATTCGATGTCGGATCTGTCAACGAAAATGAAATATCGGCAAATGACTTTTGCGGTATGACAAAATTCGAGAGGGTTGGAGTAGCTACATTCACAGTGAATAATGTACGAATAGACCCTGATGAGAATCCAAAAGACGCCGACTGTGTTGCAGTGATGATTGCATTCCCTGATTTTATAATTGTAACGGTTCGCCCAGTTATGGAAATAAATTCTGATCCTTGACTATCTGTTGTAAATGTATATGTTGAAAATGTGCTTGTATTTGTTGATGTTGGATCTGTCAAATTGAATGGCGGTGAACCATAAACTCTTGCTGGTACCACGAAGTTCGATAATACCGGTTGTATAAGCGTTGACATCTATACATATTTATAATATTGTAAAAATAGTTTACTCCCGCGCTTCTATAATAATAGATGGAACCATTGCAGGTCGAACCAACCGCGGTATTACCAAATTTTCATAGACATCTGTAAATTGTAAATCGGTATGTAAGTTGATTCTATCACTTACGTTTGTATAACCTACCGCATTTTCAGCGTAAACTATCATTTCATAACTATTCGTACTTGTAAGTGGTCGCGACTCTATATTCGTTTCGATATCAGATACATTGATCGAAAATAAAGCATTGTCAACACCGTTATTGAATATTAAACTATTTATATACTCAAATGTTTGTGTTAAATATGCTGACCCCGAACCGAAAACCCGATAGTCTACAACAAATCTGATAATAGATTCTGTATTTGTTACATTCGCACTTGACCATTTGATAATAATACTTGCAGATCCAACTGTATATTCAACATTAACGAGTCGATCAGGTACCTTTCCAATAATTGTAGGACGTGATAAATAAGGACTATTATTTCCTATAACGGTCATTAAACCAATAAGATTACGTCTAGCTCTATCTTGTGTTACTGCTGCAATTCGAAAAAGATAAGGTTTTTTATTTTCTAGATTACGAAGTGTATAATACAAGTTTGTACTATTAGTGTATGCAGACTTAACGGTTGATTTCATTACTGACCAAAGAATATCATTTACCAATATAGAATTCATATCTTGAATTGAATTTGTAAGGGCGGATTGATTCAAAAATGTACCAAGAATATTCGCACTTGGTATTTGACTAATCAATGTGAAATCGAATAATCGATATTCTATGTAATATTGAACAATAGGAACGCCGGGTTCAATTACAACTGGCGGATACCAGTATAACGTAATCTGGGAAGTATCAACCGAAGAGTTTACATTATATACAACATCACTTTTACGAGAAGGAATTGCAGTAACAGTTTTAGACTGAGTAGAATAACCGTAAGCGGTTCTCGTATAAATTTTATACAGATATTCTGTTCCATTGACGCGAATATCTAATGTGTCTTCATAGTACGGTCCAACGATATTATTTAAGACTGCATTTGGCGTCGGTGTTACAGAAATATTGCTTCCAGAACGAATGACAATATATCTCTCAATACGATAATCAATAACCGGCGGTCCACCAGTTAATTCGCTTGATGGAGGATTTGTAACCCATCCAAAAAAAAGACGAACCAACCGATCATCTACCGCTGCATTGAATATCTGTGGTGGTTGCGGTATTTTTCCGGGCATGGCAGATACGAATGCCAAATTTGTATCCGTGATTTGCGTATATTCACTTGTATCTCCAAGAGCGTTTACAACAGAATAACGGAAATAATACTGACGACCATTAATAACATTTCGACTAATATCAATAAAATATTCAAAATTCTCGCTGTTTGAACCTATACTTGTTCTATCATACGGAACTGTATATTCTAAGTATCTTGCCGTTAGAGGCAATGATATAGATGTTGGAGGAGAATACCAGTAATCTTTGTCATCTGTGTATTGAATTCGATACACCCAACCGGTGTATGCATCCGCACCGCTGCTTCCAAATCCTATACCTCGATATTGTTTCCACCGAAATTGGAAGGATCCATCAGAAGCGACGACGCTGACAATTCCCGCCCTAGAAGGATCAGAATAACTACTGAATGTCGGTGAAATAATACGAGGAATTTGCGACCCTATTATATTTGCGTCATTTGGTGAGTAAATCGGTATAACAAATGATATATCTGGTCCAGTCGAAAGGCCATATGAGTTATTTGTGAATACTTCAAACCGGTAATTCCCAGTGACAATAGAATTGTATGGTGGTATAATTTCTCGTCGAATATAGTTTCCTTTTATCGCTGCTGTTCGAATTGCAAGAGCATTTGATGCGTCCAACATAATTTGATTATTTTGTACATTTTCAATCATGACAAATGAAATATCGTTAATGACACCTCCTCCGCTATACCCCACGATATCACTCACACGTGTATATTTAATTGTGAGCACAAGTGGCCTAGCGCCATTATTTGAAGCCGGCGGCGTAAATTCAATACCGATTTTTTGAGATAAACTTGGATCAAGACCAATGCCATTACCCACAGTTGTAGAATGATTTGTACGACGTATGAATTGGGATGGAGAAGGTGCAAAGCCAGGAATAATGGATACGACTGGAGAATACGGGCCCTCGCCAAAACGATTCTTTCCGACAATCCAAAAATCATATGATATACCATTCGATAGTCCAGATACGACTGCATTTGTTAGGGTTGAAAATACTTCACCCAATGTCTGACTTAAGGGTGCACCAGTTAATTTATACCGAATAACATATGTGTCTATCAATACATTTGATACATTTTCTGGCGGATTCCAACTAAGACGAATTGCGCCATTCAATGGCGATGGAGTTATTGTAGTAATACGAGCAGGAGTGCCTAATGTAGTATATAATGAAGTACAATCATTTAAAAACGATATCGTATAAGTTGCAGGTATTGTGTTGTTAATAGTGAACGTTCCTGAAATGTTACCAGAAGTATAACTGGTAGTTGCTGATTGGGTTGCTGTAATTGTAACACTACCTGCCTGTAAAATAGTTACAGTAGACCCAGATACACTTGCTATGTTTGGATTAGAACTAATATATGAAAACACACCTGCGCTATTCGATCTTGGCGGTGTCAGTGTAAATGTGTCTCCATTTGAATAATTTCGACTTGCAATAGTGAAATTAGTGATACTTGGATTAACTTTATTGATAATAAATGAAGCAATTATATTACCAGAATTATAAATAGTAGTTTCTCCTTGTATTGCGGTTATTGTAACAGTACCTCCCTGTAAAATAGTTACAGTAGAACCAGATACACTTGCTATGTTTGGAGCAGAACTAATATATGAAAACGCACCTTCACTATTTGATGTTGGTGGTGTCAGTGTAAACGTGTCTCCATTTGAATAGTTCCGATTTGCAATAGTGAAATTAGAGATGCTTGGAATAACTTTATTGATAGTGAATGTACCAGTTATGTTACCAGAATTATAATTGTCAGTTTCTGCTTGGGTTGCAGTAATTGTAACAGTACCTGTCCGTAAAATAGATACAGTAGATCCAGATACACTTGCTATGATTGGATCAGAACTAATGTACGAAAATGCACCTGCACTATTTGATGTTGGCTGTGTTAGTGTAAACGTGTCTCCATTTGAATAGTTCCGATTTGCAATAGTGAAATTAGAGATGCTTGGAATAACTTTATTGATAGTGAATGTAGCAGTTATGTTACCAGAATTATAACTGGCAGTTTCTGTTTGGGTTGCAGTAATTGTAACAGTACCTACTTGTAAAATAGTTACAGTAGAACCAGATACACTTGCTATGGTTGGATCAGAACTAATGTACGAAAATGCACCTGCACTATTTGATGATGGTGGTGTCAGTGTAAACGTGTCTCCATTTAAATAGTTCCGATTTGCAATAGTGAAATTAGATATTCTTGGGTTTGCTTTATTTATAGTGAATGTAGCAGTTATGTTACCAGAATTATAACTGGCAGTTTCTGCTTGGGTTGCAGTAATTGTAACAGTACCTAGCCGTAAAATAGATACAGTAGATTCAGATACACTTGCTATGGTTGGATCAGAACTAATGTACGAAAATGCACCTGCACTATTTGATGATGGTGGTGTCAGTGTAAACGTGTCTCCATTTAAATAGTTCCGATTTGCAATAGTGAAATTAGAGATGCTTGGATTTTTAGATACTGAACCTGAATCTGAAATAGTTATCATTCCTTGCATGCTTGAATGGAACTGACAAACGTAATATAATGTGCTTGGTGCATCATTTGGGACTACAAATGTAATAGTGCCGCTTTGTGTTCCATTATTAGTGACGCCTGAATTATAGATATAACTACTATTATGTGCACCTGAAACTGTTTGAATCCAGAAAGGATGTCCATTTGCATTTATTACTAGGTTATATGTATTTCCACGAACCAATTGTATAGTACCATTACTTACACTATCTATCAAGTATGATGACGCCCCAGAATTTGAAATATTTATTGTAGTTGCCATATGTAATATATGTATTCTTATAATAATATACCGATTATAAGAATAAAGTATTCACTTGAATAAGCATCACTATATTAGTTTATCCGATTCTTTTTGTACTGATGTCGGCAGAGACGACATAGATCGAGTTTGCAGTAACGATAATGTACTCTGTATCCACCTTAAAAATCTTTGCAATTGGGCTTGTGTACTCATCTTCACTCTTAACAAGAAGCTTTTCGTTGTTAGAACGGACTCCAATAAGACAGGATTTGTCTAATGAGCTAGTCCAGTAGTCCAAAATAATCGGCTTGTCTTCCAAAATCGCAACTTTGGTTGCATGTTGAAAGCATGCATACGTAGGAATCCTACTGATTTGTTGGTTATCACCATTTGATGATGATGCAGCCACTGTGGAGCTTGCTCCTCCTCCATTCTGATTGGATGCCATTGAGTAAAAATAGACGGTATATAGAATACACAATTTTTAAATCTTTATATTCTTTACGAACGAACGAACGAACGAACGAACGAACGAACGAACGAACGAACGAAAGATCGAATATGCTAAATATTCTTATTCATTGTAAAATCGGATCTCCGTAGTATTGATTTTTTTCTTTCTTGAGTTTTTGACCCCTTTCGGTTGGATGGGCGACGCCATCGCATCTGCACCCGCCCCTAACCCTGTTCCGCCATTTTCATCAGGGGCCACCAGCGCTGGCGCTGTAACAATATCTCCCATTTGAATCGTCGAATGTTCCGTCTCAAGTATCATGCAAATAAATCGATAAATTGTATGAAGGATATCCTCGTTGCACTTACCAACAATCAAGATGCTCCCAGTTCGGAAGATCATAAATGACACTTCATAATACGGCATGCTCATCGATACGGGTTGTTGTCCATTTTGTTCATTTTGCGGTTTGTCTGGAATATAGTAAAACTTGCTTTGTATCCCAGGATACGAGCAAGAATCATAATTGCAATTCATTCGATACTTGTATTTGAGTAATTGGAACAGTTTGTCGCGATCGATATAAAATCCACAGTTGAAGTTCGAGTTGATCAGTGCAGTTTCACACCGATTACGCAAATAGTCCAATCCTTCACCCAAGAATGGCCGCAAAACAGAGACGAGAAGTTGCAACACTTGAATAAGCGTAGTGTCCTCTTGAATTCCAGGTATTTCGAGTTTTCCGGTATTGAATACTTTGACGTGCATCTCTTTATAAAGAATATCGTCTTCAGGTGCACGTTCATAAGGCGGTGCAACCCCACCATTGATACGCAATATGACAACGAAACAATTGAAGAATGCGCGTTTCTTTTTGTGACTTCCACCAATAAGGTCTTTTTTGCAGAGCCCAATACTTACTTTTCGTTGATCTTTGTACGGAATTCTTCCGGTTGGATTATCGATATGTTCAATGATAAACTCATCATAACACCTGGGTTGGCTCTGAAGTTTCTCTTTGATGGAAGCAACAACTGTCGGGTCGGTGGTTTGAAACTTGATCTGTTTTTTGACGACACCTTCCGTCCGATTGTAATAATGCTGAACAGGTATTTTCCAGAAAATGTCGTAAATATTGACTGGTTGATTCAAATATGCGATTTTAGTTTTGGTGGAAATGTAAATCGGCGTAAATTTTTTACGAATATTTCCATTCACCGATGGCATAGATCCACCAGGACTAGAAGAGACGGGGTTAGTACTATTGGGTGTAGACAGGGACGACGCATCGCCAATTGCTCCATTCCCATTCGCAGGATCGCATTCTTCATCAATAAATGAATACGATCTTCTTTGGGTCTTTTTCGATATACATGATTTTTTAGGTTTGCCGCCACCACCCACTTTTGAGACCTCATCGATCACGATCACGCTCTGTGAAACAACCGACCCTGGTTGTACATCACTCAACACAGATTCGTCGTCACTTATTGTATCGTCGTCTACAGTGTCACAATTCATTTGTCGGTTTATTCGTGACATGAACTTCATCCATTCTGCGTCAATTTCGGGACTATTGTTGCTTTCAACCAACGCCGTTGCAGTGGTTGCTTTATTTGAGTTGGTGCCAGGCATAAGAATACACTTGATTAAGTAAAGAATCATGTGTATCGTTCAGATATAAAGAATATAATTCAATTTAAAACGATATATTATTGTCAATTGCTTTTTTACGTTTGACCTTGATAATTCGTTTTTTCGCATTCGCATTCGCATTCGCATTCGCATTCGCATTCGCATTCGCATTCGCATTCGCATTCGAAATTGACCGAAAATATAACCGAAATTTCAAAATAAAATAATGAATAATATACTCATTTCGAATATGATGCAAATGAATAATATGCTCAATACTATTCAATAATGAAACAGATACCATTTCATCGCTACGATGCCGTACAATATAATACAAGAATTGTTTGATAATTGTACGTGGGTCGATATAGTACCGTGCTCCAATCTCTCGAAAATATGACATCAATTTCTGAACATCACAATCCGGATCACGAAATAGATCCACCATTCTATCCCATACGTTATTTGTAATGACATGTAATTCTTGGAGATGATCTTGGTTCGTTTGAATATAGTTGATCATACTGCGTATATCAGAGTGAAATTGACGTTGAATCGCGACGAGATTAGAATCTGTCAAACTCAGTTTTTCATTATCGCGAATCTTACGCAGAAACACTAAAATATCCGCTTCTGGTAATTGATTGAAGCGCATGCGGACAAATTCTGTTTGAAGAGATTCATCAATGCGAGATACATAGTTACATATTAAACAAAACCGAACATTATTGTCGGTATAACTCGTCAATAAATAACGTAGCGCGATTTGGGCGTTCGTCGTCATATAATCAACTTCATCCAAAATAACGAACTTTATGCCGTTTCCAAACATGGACTTTGTACTAACAAAACTGTTGATTTGATTACGAATAATATCGATTCCGCGTTCATCAGATGCGTTCAAATGTATCATAAGCCCACGGTTACGCATATTGAGTTTTGACTGATACGCGTTGACAAGGTTAATAATTGTGGTTGTTTTACCTGTACCTGGCGGACCGTAGAATAACAGGTTTGGGAAATAATTTGTTTTCAAGATATTGGATAATATTATGCGGTTCATTGGATCAAGAACGATTTCGTCGAAGCATGATGGTCGGTATTTTTCAACCCATGGCATCGAGTCATTCTTTGAATGCGTCTCATGATCAACGACATTACTCGCAACATTCGACGTCATCTCTCAGATCTTAATAACTATACTAGGTTACTACATGAAATATATTTATGTCATTATGTATTCAAATCTTTTGATTCATAAAAGAATTGATTCTCTTTTTGCGTAATATACAATATAAAGTAGTATAACGATTATAAAAAACACGGCTGAAATGTCAACATCTCCTCATGGATATTTAGAACTGATTCTTGGTTCTATGTTTTCCGGAAAAACCTCCTATTTACTGGATGTATATAAGAAGTGTGTGTTTTGTAACATACCAGTAGCAGTGATCAATTATGCGGCAGATGACCGGTATACAACTGAACCAATGCTTTCAACCCATGATAAGCAGATGATCCCATGTATTCTTGCAACATCCATTCACGACGCGATTCAGAATCATTCAGAAATCATCACCCGTGCGGAAACAATCCTCATCAACGAGGGGCAGTTCTTCAGCGACATCGAAGAGCAAGTGAAAATTCTCGTGGAGCAGTCGAATAAGCGTGTTTATATTTGCGGGTTGGACGGCGATTTCGAGAGAAAGCCAATCGGAAATCTTCTTCAGCTGGTTCCATTCAGTGACCATATTACCAAGTTAAAATCATTGTGCAGTTTATGTCGGGATGGAACCCCGGGTGTTTTCAGCTTCCGAACTTCACGTGAAGTAGACCAGGTCGTTATTGGATCGTCAAATTATATTCCATTGTGCAGGAGCTGTTATCAGACGGAGGCGCGGAAGAAGGCGGCGGGGGATGGGGGGGGTACGGGCATAATACTTAAAACACATGCGTCATAAATCAACATTAGTATACCTTTATGTTCTTTTTTATCAAAACAGCACAGGATAAAGGGTATAAACATAAATGTGTATTTATTATATATCTGCTGCGGGTTTTGCAACGTGTATTATTTCTTTAAATGCCGACATTTACGATTCCTGGGGATACGACGTCTATAGTTGCACCGATCCCTTCAAAAAAGACAAACAATCGACGCAAAAAACCCACTCAACCCGAACCCATCCCCGAACCTACACCCGAATCTACCATCGAACCCGAACCCACTCCCGAAGAGGAAGTTACCACTATAGAAGACCAAGACCAAGACCAAGATCAAGACCACAATTATCCTGTATCCGAACCCACATTCCCAAACATTGTGATATTGAAACAAACTGATCACAACTATATTGTAAAGCATAACAATTATCTAGTAGCATCATCCTCATTGAATATGGATGACGCTCATCTTCAGCCATTGGTTCCAGACGATCTTGTTTCACCGAATCAGATACATAAAGGTCAAATCAATAAAAAGAGAGGTCGTAAACCGAAAGCGGGTCTTATATTAAACTCGAAAGGTGGTATTTATGACACAACAGAAGTACCTAACATTATTTTACATTTAAAGTGTCACTTGTCAGATTTGAAGACAACAGAAATGATATCTAGCTATGAATATACACCTGCGATTAGCGAAGTAGAATCATATACTACACAGTCAAATTATCACCAGCCTAGCGATATAATAACACAAAAATCGAATAACCTTGATGATGACGATAATGATGATGATGATGATGTAATCGAAATGGATGATAATGCACTACCTCATACAGAATATATTGCTACTGAATCAACAAATGGTAACGAGTCTTTTGGAACAAATTCGAATCCAAATACGACTACTACTAATTTAATTGGTAACAACACTCGAGTATGCGACGCGTCGTCGTCGTCGTCGTCGTCATCATCGGGAATATCAAGTGTAAATACAATTGCAATCCAACCAACTAACAAGAAACTAGCGACAGATGCAACAATTCACATAATCAATGACCGAAATCAAAAAGAGATCATGAAGAAAATTCATCGTTTGAAGTATTCTTTCCATAATGGAGAGACTGTTCAAACCAAAATGAATCATCGACCGGCTTGTTTCTGGGATACGTGTGAATTTGATGGACCGATTTATTACATTCCAATTATGATTGTGAATGGCGTTTTTCAAGTCAACGGATGTTACTGCTCGCCTCAATGCGCCGTTGCATCGCTCTTGAAAGAGCCACTCGATACATCAACGAAATTCGAAAGGCTGCATTTGCTTCATTTATTATATGGTGTACCGAATAGCAAAGGATTCAAACCCGCGCCAAACCCACACTATTTACTAGATAAATACTATGGTAATCTCACGATTCAAGAATACCGTACCATACTAAAAGGAACACAAATGATCCATATTGTCAATAAACCCTTGACACATATTTTACCGGAATTATATGAAGACAATAATGACTTTTTAGTGAATAGCAAGGTTATTCCAGCGAACAGCCTTAAAATGAAGAAGAAATATAAGACGATGGTCGTTCAAAGCGGGGCTGAATAATATACATTCCTGTACGTTATTATACGTTATTATACGTTATAAAATAAAATATATCGTATAATTAATATGTCATTGACATTACTGCGCATTATTGTTATCATTTGTCTCAGTACTATCATAACTATAATTCTCATTACCAACTCGACACATCCTATTACTACCAAATTACACACGAATACATTAATGTCAAAACAAAATCAAGAAAATCAAGAAAAGGAAGAAAAAGAAAACATTGTTCTTTATATCAGAAAAACAAAGAACGCAGTCCATCACACGAAATACGGTGCGCAGTTCCAGTGTGTAGAACTGATTCGCCGGTTTTTTTCAATTCATAAAGGGTTGACATTTCCTGATGTTGTGGATGCAAGTGATTTTTTTAAGCGGATTGATGCATTTACAAGTATATCAAAGCCGACCCAACACGTCAAACTAGAAACATGCACATACCCATACAAAAACCCAGCATCATATTATTTACGACCTGGTAGCATTATATTCTGGAATTACAAGAAGCCCAACTATCCCTATGGTCACGTTGCGTTGATATGGAAGAATGATCCAGTTACAAATGAAACCTTGGTCGTTCAACAAAACTTGAATCCACCTATCAAACGATATAATACAACGCTACTGTTCTCTAAAATGAATTCAGATAATAGTAAATATGCTGGTGTCAAACTACTTCCAAGAGAGTACCTCTCAGGTATTCGTAATTTAGAATGTATCGTTCATCGGTTATAGTTTCGATGCTGCTTCCACTTTTTTTCTCTCGAGAACCTGATTATGGATCTTTGCCATCTCCTGGCGACGGTAGTACATTTGATCTGATGTATCCATAAATTGTCTAATTTCGGAAAATCGTAATTGATTCGTCGATGACGACGACGACGACGATGACGCCCCCGTCGCCGGCTGATCACTACTTCCTCCCATATAGTCGCGAATAACACGTTTTAGATCATAATTCGTACGTTCTAATGCACTTACAACTTCATCATGTGTCATTTCCGTCTGACCCATGATTATTTTTACCATTGTATCTACAACCGCGGGAGAAGGAACAGGCGCTCCTGCACATGCAGTAGCAACAGTATCTTTTTCTACAGACATTATCAATAGAATTATACAAACACAGAACTTTATATCCCTTATAGTAGTATTCTAATATATACTGTGAAAATTAAAATTTGAATATATGTTAAAATTAGAATTTGAACCGATGTGAAAATTGAAATAAACATATTACAATATAAAGAATACAGCTCTGAATTAAGCATAATGTCTGGAACTGCAACTGAAACATCGTCGTCATCGTCGTCGTCGTCCAATGTACCACAACGTGGTAGTATGACGATCGACATTCGGCCGATGATTGAAGATGTATCGCAGGTGATGACAAAACATATTACAAGTATATTATCCGGAGTAATTGGGGAATACACGGTATACAAGGAAACACACGATACGATTATGGGACTACCGTGTGTGCGCAGACTACAAGAACGAATTATGGAACTGGAACAAACTGGCGGAGGAGGCGTCGCATCAAACGACCACAACAACCACGACAATCGAACACCAAATCGTGAAGATGAAATCGCGCAACTTCAGTCAGCAATTGTGGATCTTAATCGGTATATTCATGCTTTGGAGTCAAAGGTCGACATGAAATCTGTTGCTTCTACTGGAAATGACGTGAATCGTCAAGAAGAAGAATCGGTCAAGTTGGAGATACACGAAAACGACCAGCAGCAAGAAGCCAATGACGATGACGAACAAGAAGAAGAAGAGCAAACTGTGCTTTCATCCACGACTCACAAAAACGTCATTATATCTTCTGATGCACTCGTGGAAGAAGAAGAAGGAGAAGATGATGGAGATGAGGCGGAAAACGGTGACGGTGATGTAGAATCTGACGCACCAGAAGAGGCGGTGGAGGAGGAAGAGGAAGAAGAAGAGAAAGCAGATGAAAAGGCAGCCGATCAAGAAGAGGAAACAGATGCCGCCGAAGAGGAGGAGGAGGATGCCGCCGAAGAGGAAGAGGAGGTAGAGGCAACAGTTGCAGAAGAGGAGGTAGCTGAAGAGAAAGAAGCAGTCGATGAAGAGGAGGAAGAGACAGCCGAAGAAGAGGAAGAGGCCGAAGAGGAAGAGGAGGAGGAAGCAGCAGCACCCGCCGAAGAAGAGGCTGAAATTGAAGTTTCAGAAGTGAAAATCAAAGGAAAGACGTATTTCACGACCGATCCTCAAAATGGAATAATCTATGCCTGTGTTGATGACGACGTGGGCGACGAAGTTGGCGTCTTCAAGAACGGTGTTGCGGTATTCAACAAGGGAAAGAAATAAACAAACCTTGTTCGAAATATAATATATTCTGGGCCTAATATATAATATTTTTATTCATTCCATTCCATTTCATTTAATGATTGAAAAAATATGTTCACCAGCACTTCTTTATTTAGCTTTTTCGATGGTTCAAATCACAATTGATTTGTTTCAAGGTCAGTATGAAACATCTCTTCTAAAATTTATTATCATGTTTATTTTTACAGCAGTATTGAACATATTATGTATGAATGGATACACTAAGTTTGTCTGGTTTATCGTAATTATTCCTATCATTTTACTTACATACATCAGTAGCGTATTATTCTATATATTCGGTATTCGTCCAGGTAAAACAAGTGTAAATGTTCAGAAAAACCAACAACAGGCAGGAGCTCAGGGCCAGCAATCTCTACTACCCGCTCCTATATCATCACGTGATCCTGCAGCAGCTCTGGCGGCTCCTGCAGCTGCGCCTACACCCCAAAAATAAGAACATAAAAAGATTTTGCTTTATATATACATAGAAACACCTCTACGAGTGATACGATGTTTTGTTTCCAAGATCAAAAAAATAACCGATATATGTGTTCGGCAGAAATAAAAAGAATGGACCCATCATTTATAAAAGTTACTCCAAACTTTATAAACACACATATTCCACCGCCGACATACACTGATAAGGGATACCACCCTGACATAACCAACACACAACTCTCATTCGCTTTTTTTTCTACGTATATACTTTTTCCTTTGTTATATATTATACTTTCCACTGGAAACATCAGGCCAATTCAGATGTTATGGCAATTCATTCAATCCGGTATTTTCAATACAGTTCATGCGATCAAAGAGTTTTTGACTAATGTCGTATACACAACATTACGCGTCTTTGGACACTATACATTTAGCACATATACTGTCGTGAAAAATGGACGCGAGATTTATTCGGCGTCGTCGATGTGTTTTTTTATGCAAAGTGACGTCAAATCTGTATATCGAATCGACCGCGCAAAATACAATATATGCAAATGGATTGACAGACAATGCAAACAGTATCGTCTTGATAATGACGGAGAAGATCCCGAACTCACAGAGACCCATAATGACATTTATGACTTTATCATCCACAAAGTAGATAATGAGGCGTACGCCCGTATTCACCGTGGCGATTTTTCAGGACGAACTCACACATTGATTACTCATCATTATAGGCCATTTGTTAAACGATCTCAAATTGCAGATAAGGCCGAACTAACAATTTGTCTTCCTATTACTGCATCGAATACTGAATCTGATTCAGATCATGAACCCAAGCCCAAGCCAGAAACTTTTTCAATCACATTGAAAAATCCGTACAATTTCTTTCTTGAGAAGAACGAGATTCTTGACAAAAAGTTTTTACAGTGGAAATTGTACAATGAGTGTGGTCGCAAAGATGTAGCCGATTATATCGGAATGCCACTTTCCAATTACAAGCTCACTCTATTTTATAATGACAATATGAAGAACTATTTGTCTGTTGCAAATCCGAAAGTACTTGCTGCTTTGAAAGAAAAAGCACCAGAGACCACAGCAGAGACCACGGCAGAAACAAATACCGATACTGACATCCGTTCTCTGTTTTATTCATTGACGGATAGTAATTCTGTTATTATTGGAAATCGTTATGTTATCAAGGTTGATTCCGTATTGAGATGCCCCATATTTGAATCCAATGAATCTCAAGTGTACGATATTGATAATGTATTGACCAGTTTTTACGATTGTTCAGAAAGCGAGACTGATTCGGAAAGTGACAGCGAAGTAGAGATCGATGACGACGATGACGATAACGAGAGCGACAGCGACAGCGGTGAGAGTGGTGACGTCGCCCAAGAGAATAACCGTACTGAGGTCGATGACCCCGAATTCGAAATGATTGAAGATCCGGTACAATGAGATAAAGAGTATAAAAAAAATTGATTGTATAATATACGGTGTGTATTATCCCATCCACATCATTTTTACGGAAATTCGTTCTTTGCAGTCTACTTGATTCAACGATAATGACCACTACTACGAACGCATCATCTGACCCTAGTTCTATAACAGGATCCGGAGGAGATGATCAGTTTCATAAATTGTCGCATCGTTGGACTCTATGGGCGCATCTTCCCCATGATACAAATTGGGCAGCATCAAGTTATAAAAAGATCTACGAATTTGATACCGCTGAACAAGCAATCGCAATTTTTGAGGTTCTTCCACCCAAACTGGTTATGAACTGTATGTTGTTTCTCATGCGGTCGGGTATTGTTCCGATGTGGGAAGATTCACAAAACCGGAATGGTGGCTGCTTCTCGTACAAGGTTGCAAATAAGGAAGTGAACACTGCGTGGAAACAATTGTCATATGTAACTGTAGGCGAGACGATTTCTACCAATATGAATGTGATTCCTATCGTGAATGGTATTACCATTTCACCCAAGAAGAATTTCTGTATTATCAAAATCTGGATGGCGAATTGTAATTTTCAGAACGCCGGAATTATCCGCGAATTGGAAGGAATTACAGCACACGGGTGTTTGTTCAAGAAGCATACACCAGAATACTAAATGCTCCGTCACTACGTCGCTCCATCGCGCTTCGCCCGTCAAATTAGCGGTATATCAGAGACGACGACGAGTAAGCAATAAATCATACGAACTCATTTAGTAAGTTCATATTATTTCTATTTATACAGCTTCGTTCTACGACCAGTCTACTTCAATATAGGTCGAGGTGGTTACAATAAACCCGTTCATTGTTTCCTTTTCGACGACATTAATTTTACTGTCGGGGAACATATGTTGTAGTTGTTTTGATATATCCGTCAATACCGCCATTTTCATATTAAATGTGGTGATCGATTTGTATAACGGAGATTGTTCGTCGATTTTGTATGCATATTTAGTATTTTTTTCACAATCGATATTTCGTTTTTCAATATCATCACAGATAGTATCGAAAATATTGACAGTGTAACTCATAATTTGGTGAATGTACTTGTAATTCTGAAGCATTTCCTTCGTAAGTGGCGTTCTGAAGTATGACATAATTCGTGTATGTGTGTATGTATGTAAACCGTTAATGGCGTTTAAATTAGTTCATTCATTGATTCACCCATCCTCGATCACGAATATAAGACGGATCCCGACAATCCATAATATTTTTACCATTACAATCAGCAATATAACATGTGCTTATTCTACATGGGTCACGAATACATTCTTGGAATAAATATACCACTTCTGGCCGAAGTTCCGGTAAATTAATACAAATATCAACGATGAAACTTTCATTATTATAGTCGGTTGCAGTCTCTGTATCATCTACAATATTCACAATGAGGCAGTGATTCTCGATCTTCATTTTGAATTTATCTTGATTTGCAAGTACCCATTTATTGCGTGTATTCGGACTAATCGAAAGTGTATACTCAACATCTGATGGGAAATAGTGAAGCGGAACAATATCTTCATCGATGGATGTAATGTAAATCGGGATACGAATCTTCCGCAAGTAGTAGTATGTAAACGGTTGAAGCGCTTCAGGTATGGTGGAATGATTGGCAATCGCTTCAGCGCGGACATTATACAATATCAAATTATACATATCCGTTGTCGGTCCGTTATCTATATTTGTATATGGCTTATTCACAAGAAATGACACTATAAATCCTAGCAAAAGTGGACTTTTTCGATGAGACTGGTATATGAATGCCTGAAAAATGCTGGGGCTGCTTAGACTCAAACACGAATAAAAGTAGCTAGGAGCCATACTCGCCGTATCATCCGTAATACTCTTCGAGATCGGGACAAATGGAACCAAATCAATATCCGCATACACTCCTCCATGTATATACAATTTACACAATCGCCAAAGATCGGCCTTGTACATCCCGCGAGGGATATAAATAAATAGCTCAGCAATGTTACGATTAAACTCAGACTCAAGAAACTTAATACAGTCGACATCCATACTGAAATCAATTGCGTATTCTAGATTTAGATCTTGCCACCGTTTCAAAACAATTGGTGGAAGTCGTGAATGGTATGTCGTGTATATGGTTTTATTCATCGTAGTTAAACATAATAACAATAGCGTTTTAATATGTTTATGCTCCCCCATTTCGTCACTTCGTCGCAGCGATGGTGGCGGTTTACGAACTCGGCAACGGCGACAAGCACAATTTGATCGTACCGAGTGATGCGACGTAATACTTCACCACCAGCGGCATATCATTATCCAAATACATCTCGATCTGATTACACAGGTTCGTACACTTAATAAAATACCCCAGATTCTTCAACGAAAACTCACCCTGGATAATCTTCCCAGCATCCTTCTTATGAAGAAACTCCATACTTCCATCCGACTCAACTCGCCGCACCTCTGCCGTCGCGAATTGCCCCGAGCACCGAAAAATCAACTCATTCCCCACCGATTTAATCTCGAGCTTCTCAGAGATACACGAGAGATCGCGAATAATCTTCTGGAAATCACAAGATGGGAGATTAATCACACTAGAAAATGCAACCTGGGGTTCCACAAGATCCTCTGGATCAGGCTCAATCAGCCGCAGTTTTTGCGTCTTGCATTGCTTGATATCGCCATTCTCAAATTTAAGGCCAAGGTACGAAACCACACCATCATTATAGTCCTTCTTCTCAATATAGATGGTTAATGTATCGTCATTGTCAATCGAGTTGATCAGCTTGAATAGATGAAACATATTCACACCAATAATGATTTTATCAAGTGCACATTCGTAGAGCTCGAAATTCACGGCTTCCAGGAACATATGCGCCAACATCGTATGCGATTTATCCATATTGATAATTCGAATTCCGTCCTTCTGAAACGTAATATTGGTCTCAATCAGGATTTCCTTTAGCGCACACATCATCGTTCGAACTGGTGCGATTTGCACCGTTTTAATCACAAGGACATTGTCTGAGGATGCGCCGCCTCCTCCATATGAATCGGATATCGTGTTAATGGCGGATGCGGGCGCAGCAGCGGCTCCTCCTCCTCCGGATGTATGTGCGTTTAAATTCGAAAAACTCATATCTTTATACATAACATTTTACAAATCTTTATATCTATTTATTGTGGTAATAAAGAACGAAATCAATATCGGCGTATAATATAGTAAATACGGCGGAATACGCGCGTTTTTAATGAAAGAAACCAAGCATAAACGACACACAAAACAGGGACGAACGCGAACGCGAACGCGGCGACGAAAAACACATTCAAAAGGCACCAAAACAAACGACGACGGATGGCTCCGGATAACGATTCGCGGAGCTCCATATGAACGCGGCGTTTCCCATGGAAAACAAGTGATCGCGGCGGATCCCGATAGATTTACATATATGTTCACAGTGTACGATTTTCTATTTAAACAAGGATACGGGCGTGACATCGAGTTCTTCTACGAACTCTGCAACGATTTCTACCGCCCTATTATCAAAAAACGATTCCCGAAGATATTTAAGGAAATGGAAGGGATCGCGGCGGGGGCAGGAATCAAGGTATGCCAAGTGATTCTTATCAATGTCTACATGTCACTCGCCTATTTCTACGCGCACTTACTCCGGTATATCGACACACCCAAGTTCCGCGGGAAATACGCGGATGTCATTCGCGATGAACTCGCAATCGCCGCCAATCCTGCTGCACTCGCCGCACGCGCGGCGCGCTTGGATGATTTCAAAGACAGGTGCTCACTCGTCATGGCTGTTGGGGAGGACTGGACCAAAGATGGCGGAATTGTATGCGGGCATTCATCTTTTACCGACTTTTTAGACGCCCAGTTCTCAAATATAATATTACGGATCGAACCGGAGGAGGGGGATGGATACGCAATGGTGATGCAAAGTATGCCAGGCGGTGTATGTAGCATGACCGATTTCTTCG